TTGGTCTTCCTTCGGGTTTGAAGATGAGATCAGCGATCTCGTCGTATCGCGCTTTCCCAAGCAGCTTTTCAGCTTGAGTCGGCGAAATGAGTTTCGATGTGAGTGCTTCATCACCGCACATCTGAATAAGTTGCTCTTGAGCGACATCAGCGTCAATCCATTTGCGTTGCCCTCGACCCGCAACTAGTTTGTAATTCGGTAGAATGCCGCCGTCGAGCAGGAGCTTGTGCGCGTGTTTCTGAACGCCCTGCGCCCACCCGATCAGCGCGTCCATTTTTGGCAGTAGGTTCGATAACTCTTCGATATTTATCGTGTGCGGTACTTGCACTAACAGCGGCTCTTCGAGGTTGTCGAAAGAACCTAGCGTGAGATCGTAGTTGTGTTTTGCCAGTGCGCGGCAAGTCGGCTTGGCTTTGCAAAAGTGACATGCTTTTTTGCTCGGATTAAAGGCAGGGTCGGGGCGCATGGTTAACAGCGCGGCGGGCTTGACCACCTCGTCGGCCCACTTGAAAAGGTCTTTCGCCCGCATCGAGTAAGTGTCGATGTGATCGAGCCGAGGTTGAACGATTGTCATTGAAACTGTATCGACTTGATCTATAAATTCGTATGCGGCGCCAAGGCCGTATAGCATCAACTGCTCGTTGCGGTTAGCGTTTACCTTTAATCCTTGCCCGTATTTCAAATCTATAACGTGCAGGATTCCGTCGTGCAATGTCACGAAATCGGCTGTGCCGAAGCCGCCGGTCGCCCACTGCGAATAATCCACGCGAAGCTCAACATGCTTCTCGTCACCATCCTGGCTGTTGCAGAAGTCAACATAGGTGGCGACATGGTTCGCCATCTCTTGATCAACAACAAAGCCTTCAAACTCAACGCCGATGAAAGTTTCGGGTGGCTTCTGCTTCAGCAAGCACTCTTCCGCTAGGGCGTGTGCGGCAGTGCCTTCCGCTGCAAAAAATGATGTTTCATCTGCGAAAGTAGCTTCTAGCATTATTGACGCGGGGCAGTTCATCCACCGATGAGCTTTAGAGGCTCCGAGCATTGCGTGTTGCATAAACTTTTCCTTTTAATTACACCTTTCTGTTGTTGACATAATATAACTATGCGATATTGTGTCAACCAATGAATAGCAAATAATTTATCAATGACAACAAAAGGAAGCAAAATGATCTATATAAGTGAACACGCCCCGGCGGTAAAGGCGGCTATTGATTCGGTCGTCGCAGTCGCGGAACTGAAAAACTGTAACGCGCTTGCAAGACGCTTAGATGTTAGCAAGCAGGCGTTATCGAAATGGCGCCAGTCGGGTATCGTCCCCGCGCATCGGGCGCTTCAAATGGAGCTAATCACGGGAGGATACGTTGGGTGGAGAGAGCTTTGCCCCGATATCGTTTGTGAGTTCAACTCCTCCAACGAGGTGATCTATGCAACTTCGAGAAACTCTTAATTCCCTCAGACTAAAAATACTCTTAGCCTTTGAGCGCGGTTTAAATTATTCAGGTTGCGCCCTAATTAGCGCGTCAGCAGACGTGCAAATGTACAGAATTAAAAAGTCGAGGTAAGCATGTTTTTGAAGCAATTTGGTCACTCCCTGATCGAGAAGGGATATGAAATAGTCCCGCTCAAGCGCGGTAAGAAGTTTCCGATGTTATCGGGGTGGCAGGACATCCGAGCTACGCACGAAGACGTAGATCGATGGCTTGCCAACGGTCACAGCGACGGCGGTGTTGGCGTGTTGTGCCGAAATACTATAGCAGTTGATATAGATTGTTATGATTCTAAAATTAACTACGACCTTCTGCATTGGCTGAAGATGAATGTCGGCGACTCGGTCGTGCGGATTGGTCAGAAGCCAAAATGTATATTGCCCTTCCGCGTCGATGGCAGTTTCAGCAAAATACGGTCTGCGGAATACGCCGATGCCGCAGGTAGCAAACACGCGGTTGAAATTCTCGCTGACGGTCAGCAGTTCGTGGCGTTCGGCATTCACCCAACGACGCAGGAGCCATATCGGTGGGTAAAAGGTCGAAGCATCGCGGACGTTAGTCATGCTGATCTACCCACCATTAACAAAGATCAGGCCGAAGCCTTTATCGCCTACTTTGAAAAGCTTGCGTCTGAGCAGGCGGGTTGGGAGTTGGCGAGGCAAGGCGTTGCGGCGTTGACGCATGATCCCGATGATCTCTCAATGTATAAGCCGAAGATCGAGATGAGCGATGAGGCTTTGCGGTCAATGCTTGACGCCCTCGATCCCGACTCGCATCACGACGAGTGGGTAAAAGTCGGTATGGCCCTGCATCATCACTTTGACGGAGCCCCAGAGGGCGCAGAGATATGGGATGAGTGGTCGGCCCTCGGCACCAAGCATAAAGACGGTGAATGTGGGCGTAGATACGAGACATTCGACAGCAAGAACGGCAAGCACAGCGTCACGTTAGCCTCTGTGAAGGCGATGGAAAAAGCTGTTGTGTCTGTTCAAGTTGCAGAAGAAAGGTTGCCACGGATGCTGCGGGAGTGGGCATTCGTGCATGTGGAAGGCTCTGCGCGTGTACTGCGCGAAGATTTAAATAAAGACAATATGGTGCTATATAAGCTTGATGACTTAAAGAAAGAACACATGAACTGCCGCGTATTATCTGGCGACGAGAAGCCGAAGTTGTTGAATTTGGTAGATATGTGGCTTGAGGCTCCCGACCGCCGAACGTATGCCGCAGGCTTAACATTCGCGCCCGATATTGAGACGCTAGATAGGTATAACCTCTGGCGCGGGTGGTCGGTTGAAGCCTGTGAGGGTGACGTGGCTCCCTGGTTAGATTTCGTCACGTACGTTATCGCGGACGGTAACGCCACCCACGCGAATTACATCATAGGTTGGGCGGCTCAGATTATTCAGAAGCCAATGACGAAGGTCGGTGTCGGGTTAGTGCTGAGAGGCGGGAAGGGGACGGGTAAAACGATGTTCGGCGAACTTCTCGGACACCTGTTTGCAGCACATCATATGATCGTGTCGCGGGCCGAGGCGGTGACGGGTAACTTCAACAGGCACTTAGAATCTACGCTACTACTTCAAGCAGACGAGGCTTACTGGGCAGGTGCGAAGTCGAGCGAGGGCGCTTTGAAAGACCTTCTGACTAATGACAGAATCCAGATAGAGCGTAAGGGCGTGGACTCTTACTCGGCGCCAAACTACACCCGCGTACTTTTCACCTCGAACGAGTCATTCGTTGTCCCTGCAAGCTTAGACGAGAGACGCTTTGCGGTCTTCGATGTCGGTAACTCCCGACAGCAAGACAGCTTGTATTTCGACGGGCTCGACCGTTGGTATAAAGGTGGGGGTTCGGCGGCATTGCTTCATTACCTGCGAAACTTCGATCTGACGAATTTAAATTTACGGCTAGTGCCACAGACGATGGCCCTCCAAGATCAGAAGTTAGAGGCGCTGAACAACGTGAATGAGTGGCTGTTGAACTGTCTGCAGAGCGGTGAGATGAGGCAAGCGTCCGTCGGTGGGAATGTTGTGCAGTTCGGTGGTGCGGCTCAGAAGTCTGAGATATACGCGATATACGCATCGACTCTGCGTGACAACCGATTCCAACAGCCGATCAAGGAGAACACATTTTGGAAGCAGTTAAAAGACTATGACGCGCTTTTCCATAGCCCGGTTCAGCGAGAAATAGCCGGCGTGAGGGCGCGACACATCACGGTGAACACGCTAGAGGCTTCGCGCTTCATCTTCGACAGCGTCAACAACCTTCAAATTAACTGGTCGGATATAGACGCGGGCGCCATAGACGACGACCCATTTGATCCGGCGAACTGGGATAAGGAGTAAATCATGGGAAAGGGCAGCACTCAACGGCCAACAAAGGCCGAGTTTTGGAGCAATTGGGACGCCGTGTTCGGCGAGAAGTCCGAAGATGATGGCGTCACAAATCATAACTGTGAGCGTTGCGGTTGGATCGAAGAGGACGCAGTTATTGTTGATGAAGAGATCAACTACGAGCCATTTGGCGACCAAAAAGTTGAACGTATCCTGGTTAATTTGACGTGTGAGCGGTGCGGTGGTGAAGTCGATGAGTTTTTTAACGTCTGAATAGTCAACTATATGTTGTATGTGACAACAATAGGTTGTATAATAAACCTTCAATCAACGAAGGGGAAACAAATGTTAAATTTCAAAGACTCTGCCGACATCACCATCCTCCACACGATAGAACATCACCTCGATATTTTGTGGACAATAGATCAGGGCGAAAGAGGTTACACAGAACAGGACAAGCTAGAGGTAAAGAAAGAGTTAGCAGAGATGGAAGCGGAAATGAAACGCAGGTATCCAGACGCTAATTAATCTAACCGCCCCTTCGGGGGCATTTAAGGGGAAACATTATGACTGCAACTCGCGATCTACTTTTGACCATAGATGACATCCAATCTGAGCTTGATAAAGTTATGGAAAAGCTAAGAACACTGCCTGGGTATTGCCAGATACCTGAAGATCGAGCGGTTCTTGATCGTATGTATCAGCTAGTTGACCTAAGAAAAGCGGTCATAGTCGTAGACGAAAGAGGAAACTGCGTAGAGATATGTGGCTGTATCGAAGCCGTAGTTTTAGACTCAGGCCATTATTGTGACCCCGACAGGAGTGGTGGCCTATGATCTTAACGACGAGAGACATGATGCTTGTGAGCGGTAGGCGGGTGCGGACGGTGAGCAAGTACAACGCGCCAGACGCACCACCGAATCGATTTGCATACTGCAAGTGCGGGCATGATAACCATCGGATGGCGTTGTCGTGCGTCCGATGCAGTAAACGGATACGTTTGTAAACAACATAATAATGTATACTCAACAAAGAGGTGATTTATGAGTCTTTTACAAGAGGTAGTGGCGCTTCTGATCATTCTGACGATGATCTTCGGAACGTACGGTTTTGTGTACTACTTGGAGAGTGCGATATGAGTGTTGATTCTGATTTTATTTATGACGCTAAAGAGCGACAGATTTGTGGTCGCGAAACAAAAGAAGACACTGAGATGTTAGCGAACTGGGCGCGTCTCATTAAAGCCCACCCCGCGATTGAGGTTCCAGAGGATGTTGAAAGACAAGGTTGTGATGCTCCAAGCCGTTAAGGCTTTAGCGGCAGAAGAGAAGGGCATTGATCCTGAAATGTTGCTAACGCTTGACCACTTTCTGGAGATCATGCAGTACCACAAAGCTAAGAGCTTTGCGGCTGTTGCAGTCACAGATGACGGAGACGTTATCAACACATGGTTCACTACGCAATCGCCGCTCTCGATGTTAGGCAGTATCGACATGCTTAAAGCTGAATATCTCCAGAGCCAGTTAGAGGAATTTGAGTAAGACTGATTTCCCCCGCAGTACCTTTGCCCACTTCGGTGGGCTTTTTTATGCGCCAATAACTGTCCATCTGTTACATTTATATGCGCCAATAACTGTACCCACATACGCCTTGAAGCATTACCTATATAACCTAATAGCATTAGAAAGCTATTTTATATACTTTATAATGCGGACTTAATAACAGGTGAGGTTTGCGGTGATGATGGTTTTTTGGTGTGTTTACGTTGTAACAATGATATTTGGTATCGGATTGGATGAATTGATGGATTAACCACTCAGGGAACTCAGGGGCGCAAAAGTTCCCTGAGTGGGTAAACCCCGCGCCACCACTGGGCTGACTCAGGGTACTCAGGGTACTCAGGGTACTTTAACTTTAATAGAAATAAATATATATATAGGCCATATGGGCCTGTGCGTGTGCATATGGCCCCTTATTTAAATCCTACTGGTTTTTTACGTTTTAGGGTGAGTTCCCTGAGTGGGTCGGCTGTATCCCAGTGGTGACGTGGCCTGCAGCCAACTCAGGGTGCTTTTTCGCCCCTGAGCGAGGGTGAGTACCCTGAGTAGTTGAGGCGAAGAAGTGAGAGCCTATGCGGGTTGTAGCCCGGTTCGGTGTGAATTTGAGCCTGAGTTGTACACTGTAGTATGCATTCTGTCGTGAATGTACATTATATGAATCGTATCCCCACCTGGTAAATATAATTTCCAACTGGAAAAGATAATTTCCAACTGGAAAAGATCACAGCACTTGTCATCAGATTCTGTCAACCCGACAGGGGATACTCAACACCCAGTTGTATCTGCGGTATAATGCGCCTCATTGTGCATTTGATAGGAGTTACCGGGTTGGCCAACACGATAGTTATAGATTACGAAAAGCTCTACGACCTAGCAAAGATAGGGCTGACTGAGGAACAGATAGCTACAAGCCTTGGCATATCGCTGTCAACATTGAACAGTCGCAAGCGAACTGATCAAACATTCTGCACTACTTTAAAGGCGGGTAAGCAACGTGGCGTCGCTGACGTGACGAACGCGCTGTTCGTGGGCGCAACGGGCGACAAGCCCAACACATCAGCGCAGATATTCTTCCTGAAGAATCGAGGAGGATGGAGGGATAAGACCGAAGTAGACGCTAACATAAGCGGTGATGTATCGATCACGCATGACATCGATGCTGCTCTGCAGTCCCTCAAAGACGCAGGCGTTGACGTTGATGATTTGTAGCCCAGACTATATGGAATGGTTTAGATATGTATGTAAATCAATGACTTATAGCCCTGTGGTACATTTCTGGTCGCATCTGAGCCCCAAAAGCTGCCAGGGGGGCCGGTTTTGAGGTCGCTTCGCAAAATCGAGGTACCTGACTGGGGCAGTACGCCCCCACATATCTCGTTACACATAGGGCGGCTTTTATAATGTCTTCATTTAAAAACGTAAGCAAGGCTAATAAGCGTATAGGTGCGCTTCACGACAAGGTAGACCCTAGCTCAGTTTTGCGGGAAAGGGAGTCGAGCCTTATGCGCGACAGTTTGTTTACCGACGATGACTTAATTAACACGCACCCTCTGGAGATGACAAGCCACATGCTCGACGCTGCGAGGTTTCGTATTAATGAAGACGAAGATTTTGCGAAAAGGTATCGCGCTGCGACAGATTACACCCCTCGAAAAATAAGGGGCATGAACTTTT